CTGGACTGGGAACACAATCCGGTACAACATTACATGGGGTAATTCACGTAACAGTACTACGGGTGCTGAATTACTAATGTATGGACCGCTAGCTAATCTAAATATTTATGGTAATACTTTTATTGGGCAGGACAATGGTGGCACTGCTCCTTCCGTGCTAGCTTTTCTGAGCGCGACTTTCAGTAATGTTAACCTGTGGAATAACATTTTTTACTGCGGTGGTAATGGTTACATCATATACTCTGACTGGGTCTATACAGGAATTACATTTCAGGGTAACGATTACTGGTCAGCTAACGCATTTAATATTAACTGGGGTGTGCCACTTTACACATCTCTTACGGCATGGAGAACTGCCACAGGTCAGGAAATTCTGTCTAGTGTAAACACTGGTATGCAATCTGATCCTTTGCTGCTATCCCCTTCTGCCGTTCCTGCTGTCACAAGCCCCTCCAACCTGGCACCTGCTGCTGGCACGCAGGTTTACAGCAATTCTCCCATGATAGGAGCGGGCCTCCCTTTAGCTTCTGACTTCAGTGTTAACCCAGGTACCCAGGATTTCTTTGGCAACCCTCTGTCAACTCCACTATGGATAGGCGCATTCCAGGGAACACCTCAAGCCACTGTAGCCAGGCCGCCAGCTAGTCCTGGCAGAACATGGAAAAGAAGATTTACCCGCAGGCAAGTACCAGTTTATTCTCAGATAGCAACAGCTACCACTGTAAACATCACAGGTGCTGTAGCCAACATAACACTTGCTTCCCAGGGTGCTGATACTCCTGTAGCACTAACAGGTACTGTTTCTAATATCACTACCGCAGCCCAGTTTTCTGGGCAGACTGTAACAGTAAGCCAGACTGAAGCTGTATCTAATATAACCCTGGCCGCTCAGTCTGGTACTGTCACACTAATCCTGGCTGGTGCTGACTCCAATGATTCTGTGGCTGCCTCAAGCACAGTATTTACTGTAACTCTTACAGGCACGACAGCTAATGTAACAGCAGTTGCAGTTAATGGAATAGTAAATTCAGGTTCTACTTACCCTGCTGTACCTGTAGCTCCCGGCAGAACATGGAGAAGGCTGTTCCGGTCAAGATCCCTGGAGCATTACTCTACTCCTGCGCCTGTCAATGTCGCAGGAGTGGTATCAAACACAGCCGTAGCTTCTAGCGGCATCCTTACAGTCAGCCAGATTGGGCTTCCTGCAAGTATAACTATTGCTACTATCGCCGGTTTTATTACTATTAGCCAAAGTGAAGCTCCTTCTAGCATTACAGTAATGGCCAACCCAGAGGGACTGGGTGCTGTTGGGTCAATATCCAATGTCAGTGTTACCGCTGTCACTGGAAATATAAACATACTCCAGACTGCTGCTACTTCTGGTGACTCTGTTGCTGCCCCATCTGGAAGCCCTCTCGTTCTGGTAACTGGTCAGATGTCAGGTGTTACTGCCTCATCAGTAGCGGGTACTATTCTTGCCAGCCTAGCCGGATCAAACTCGAATATTACCGTAGCTTCCAGTGGTGTAGTTAGCATCGGCCCAGCAGAATCTAATTCTAATAGTTCTGTAGCCGCTTCGTCAGGAAGCCTAACTACTTCTCTCTCAGGTCTGGTATCAAGTATCACCACTGCTTCCAGTGGTGCTGTAAGTGTAAGCCAGTCTGCGTCTGTCACAAATATCACTACTGCTTCCAGCGGTATCGTCAGTATAGGCCCAGCAGAATCTAATTCGAACGTTTCTGTGGTAGCTTCCAGTGGTTCTGTAGCGCTAGGCCCGGCTGAGAACAACTCGAATATTGCTGTCACTGCTGTAACAGGAAGTTCGCTTAGCCAGATACCTGGCGCGATGGCTAATATAACTACGGCTTCTACGGGCGTTATCAGTACCGCTCTCTCTGGAGCTACTGCAAATATTGCTACGGCTCCTCCTGCTGGCACTATCACACGTAATCTTACTGCGGCTAGTTCTAATGTACCTGTAACTGCTGTCAGTGGTACCAGTAATGTAGTATTCACCGGGCCAGTGCCGGACATTACCGCTAGTTCTGTAGCAGGAACTGTTCTCATAAGTCCTGCTGAGGTTAACTCAGATATAACTGTTACCGGCCAGACTGGTTCAGCTCGTCCCTCAGGTTCCCCTGCTGATGTATCTGGGATAGTATCTGACATTCCAGTAACTGTACCAGCCGGTAGCATAATACAGAGCGTGCTTGGTATCTCTGCTAGTACAGGCGTCAGTGCCAGTCTCAGCGGGCAGCACATCACTATTGGCCAGAGTATTACTTACTGCGCCATCAGTGACACCGCTGCTGACGGTACTGCACAAATTTCCCCGGCTTCCTTTGTCTCAGCTATCAGTAGCACATCTGCCGCAGGAATTGCCAGCGTATCTCCCGCAGGAACAGCCGCTAACATAACTACGGCTAGCCGTAGTTATGCTCAGATCATAGTACCAGGCAGCACAGTAAACATAGCTTCAGCCGCATTCAGTCAGTCCGTAACACTAGTTTCTGCCGGAACAACTGACAGTATCTCAGTTGCCTCTCCTGCGGGAAGCATAGCAACAGCGCTATCCAGAGTCACCAGCCAGGTAAATACTTCCGCTCCCTCTGGTAATGCTTCTCCGGCTCCTGCTGGTAATACTGCCAATATAGACGCCGTATCTCAGGGAAGCACCCTAACTAGCACCCAGGGAACAGTGGCTCTCATCGCTGCCCATTCTGCTGCTGGCACTATAGTTGCAGGACCAGCTAATGCACAGTCTTCAATACTGGTAGCCGCTATAGCAGGAACTACCCAGATTAATCCCCTTATAGCAGGCCAGCCAGGAACAGTACAGGCTGCTTCTTCTGGAAGCACCACACTGGCTGTAGCCGGGACAGTAAGCCATATCACTGTAACATCTTCAGGTATTGTCTCTGTGGGACCGGCGCTAACTAATAGCAATAATAGTATTTCCGCCATTATTAGCTCTTCTGCTATAGCTGTAGTGGGTATAGTTTCTGCTGTTCCAGTGAATGCTTCAGCCGGGCTGGTAAGCTTCAGCACAATGCCGCTTAACGGCATTGCTACTTCAGTTATAGTAGCGGCTTCTGCTGGTGCGGTTCATAGTACTATTTCCGCTCGTGCTAACTACCTGGTTACCGCTCCTGCCGGGGATGCCGGAATAGTGACAGTAACAGGCTCGCTTGACCGCGCTGAATGGGGAGGCCATATAATAGAGCCACGCTGGAGAGGAAATCTTCCAGATCCACACTGGCGGGGAAGAATTAGTACTTCTCACGATGACTAACATGATTATGGTAGTATAGATCTAGAAATTACTACACATTTAAGGAAGAAACATGGTTAATGTAAACGCGGGCGTCGAGTTTGGCGTAGGATGGACTGACCAGTCAATGACAGGCTCTCTTGAGAGCTATGCCGGTCCAGGCTCCCTGGTTGTAGACCCCGCTGAGTACTATGGCTATCTTGCTACTACTACTCCTGCTGCTTTAGCAAGTGCAACACTTTCATTGGTAACTACCAATGTATATGTAGCACGTTTGTATATCCCAACTACAGCAGCAGCAACTTACGCGGATACTTTCGCTACTACTGCTGGCACTGTGACGGTAGCTGATGCGGGACTCTACTCCACCACTGGCGCACAGCTAACAACAGCTTTAACAGCCAATCTGACAACTCATACAAACGCATGGGGTGCTGGTCTTAATACATGGCAGTTTATTACCCCGGTCACACTACAGGCCGGTAACTATTACTACGTGGCTATCCAGCTTACATCTTCAGCCGCTCCCTCAGTCGCAGCCTCCCCGGCGAGTCCAATTCAGAATATAAACCTAAATGCTACTACATCAGATTTCTCAATATACGGTACGAACGCCGCACTACCGGCGTCACTTACATTAAGTACACTAGTAACGAATGACTCTGTACTCGCTAAGCCCTGGATCGGAATTAGATAATGCCTTACATAAATGATGAGTTTGACAATTCAACAGGAGCTACTACTCAAGTAACTTACAAAGATGCGTGGCCTAAGTACAAACTTTCTTGCGGTCTTGTCTCCGGTGAAACTTCTATAGGTAGCATTGACCTTGATCTTATCGACACTGGCAGCTCTGCGCCAGGCGAATACGACGCGGTAACTAATGTGGAAGCTTTTCTTACAGCTCTCGGAGCAAAGATAGCAGAAATGACTAGTGTAAATTCAGCAACGATAAATATCGTTGCTTTTACGTCTCCTTCTGACACAACTAGCCTGTATAGCGGCTAAACTAATGACATTCACAGCAGTAGAGACTGCCAATGGTACCCTCACCCCTACTACGGTAGCAACAGTCACTTTTGGTTCTGGTACTATACCTACCAGATATGATAACTACGTCATCTCGAATGACACATCTACAGGGTCACCCATTTATGTGACTACCAACGGCGCTGTTCCCACAGTAGGTGGCCAGGACTGTGAGGAAGTAATGCCGGGTGGGAGTATCACCCTGGCTAACTCAGAGGTTTACTGGAATCAGTCATCCTCTGTCATCCCAGCGGGAACACTGGTAGGCGGTGGTCCCTCACAGGGACCAGCAGTGGTGCAGCCATTCGGGTCAGCACTAGATGGTGGCGTGGCAGACCCAGGTAACTCTATACAGCTAATCTCTGCTGCCGCACAGACATATACTGTCACAGGCACAGGATAAGAAAGAAGATTTAAAATGTCAACAGCTTCAGATTTCAGGAAGACCCAGACTTCCCCCAACTCTTCACCACTGGCACCTATGAACTCATATCCTGAGCGTCCGGGTACAGTTTATGAAGTAAAGACAGCTCCTAATTCCGCTGGCGGAAGAGGACCACTGCGCTTCGAGGAAGGTCTTGCTACTGACACCGACCTGCCCAAGGAAATGACTAAGGGTATCATGCAGGGCTACATTACAGCCGGTCCAAACCGTAACGCCAATGTTTACGAGAAGTTCGCTGAAGAGACAATGCGTGAGCGTGCTCATGTAGGTTCTGCCGCATGGCCGGAAGCTCCCACATACACATCAGAGTTCCAGCACGGCGTAGATGCCAAGCTGGCTGAGCGTAAGTACGAGCAGATCAACCGTGGCAGGCCCAACCCTCAGGGTGCAAGGTACGAGCGTCATAACCCAGCACAGGTAACGGACTGAGCATTGAATGGATCTATTTACCTATAGGCCCCATCCTCATATTCTTACACGTAAGGATACGGGGCCTATTAAGGTTAAGGATCAGCTTAGAAAAGGTAATGGGTACACCCGTGCCAATGCTAAGCTAGCAGTATGGATAACAGTTGGCGTAGGGTCCATGACATGCGCGTGGCTCTTTACCCTTCTGGCTCTTGCGGGGTTACCTACCGCATTAAAGCCGGGTGGTGAGGGCCTGGTACCATGGATTGCGCAGACATTTTTGCAGCTAGTTCTTCTGTCCGTCATCATCGTCGGGCAGAATATACAGGCTAAAGCAACTGATAAGCGGGCTGAGCAAACTTACCTGGATGCTGAAGCTGTACTGCATGAAGCACAGGAAATACAGAAACATCTGCAAGCACAAGATGACATACTGACAAGATTGATGGGCGGGTAAGATGGCTGCTACAGCACATCTGGGAGCACAGTTCCACAGACTTACGGGCAGGCATAAGCACGACCATGTGTGCAAGCCTAAGGAGAAGAAGGATAGGCCAAAATTCTCTGGCAATCCTGGTGATACTAAGACTATGAAAGTTGAGGCGGGTAAAGGCCTTTTAAATCCTCCATCTGTACACCCCCACAGAGCGCGTGCTGGACATACGGCGCGAAGAGCCCATTGACACATCATACGTACTGCATGCGGCTCGTCATCATGATTATAAGAACAAGTAACAAGGGTTAAAACATGAGTATTGACTTCGTCTCACCAAGCATGAGGGCGGCTGGCAGTGACCTTACGATTGCCATTTCGCCGCTGGGATTGGTAGAACTATCTGATGAGGAATTTGAAGTACACGGACCCAGGCTGAACAGGTATGCTCAGGGCTGGGCATTTTACCTGGGACATCACTGGGCTTACCGGAGGGAAGCTGGAGAGCCGCAGATCACATTCAATTATGTGCAGGCCCTGTCCGACTGGCTTACCAACTTCACCTTCTCAAAGGGAATTACTTTCCAGTCACCAAAGCAATTCCAGCATACTATTCCTGCCCTTCTTCAGCGTATCTGGACTAAGGACAACAACAAGCAGCAGATCATCTGGGAGATAGGCAACCAGGGCAGCGTGCAGGGAGACGCTTTCATCAAGGTAGCTTATGAACCCCCATTCACTGACGCTGTAAACAAACCTCATGGTGGCAGGGTAAGAATCCTGCCTATTAATGCGAGCTTCTGCTTCCCTGAATGGCACCCCCACGACAGGGAAAGACTGATCCGGTTCAAGATCAAGTACCGCTTCTGGGGAACAGCACCCGAAGGAACACGTCAGGTATTCACGTATGTCGAAATCATTACAGACGATTATATTGAAGAATACGTTAATGACGAGCTTATTGACCGCCGTCCTAATCCTCTCGGCACTATACCCATTGTACATATCGCTAACAGGATAGCCTCCGCTTCCCCGTGGGGGCTATCAGACATCATGAATGTTATCCCGCTGAATAGGGAGTACAACGAGAAGGCTACTGATGTCAGCGACATTATCAACTATCACACCGCTCCTGTCACTGTTGTAACTGGCGCGAAAGCATCTAACCTTGAGATGGGTGCCAAGAAGATCTGGGCACTGACATCAAAGGATGCCAGGGTAGAGAACCTTACTGGTGGGGCTGAGGGACTTCCCGCCGCTCTTGAGTATCTGCACCTTATCAAGATCGCTATGCACGAGATGATAGGTATCCCCGAGTCATCCCTTGGAGTAGCCCAGCCTATCTCAAACACATCAGGTGTAGCTCTTTCTATCCAGTACATGCCCACAATGATGGTGTATGACGAGAAGCGTACACAGTACGAGGTAGGCTTTAAGCAGATCTGCAAGCTCGCTCTTCAGACACTCTTTAACTTTGAGCCCGAGGCTCTTGTGTATAATCCTCAGACTGAGGGCATTAAAGAAGAGCCCGATCAGCCTATGGTACTGGACCCTAATGATCCTGAAATCTACGATGTCGGTGTGAACTGGCCACCACCTCTTCCAGTTGACCAGACCATTCTGCTATCCGAAATACAGGTCAAGAAGTCGCTGGGACTTGAGTCTACTGTAGGCGCTCTCAAGGAACTTGGTGAGGAATTCCCTGACGAGAAACTTGCTGAGCTATTCGCTGAGCGCCTGGCAGATACAGAGCAGGAAGGTGCCCTTCAGCTAAGACGCGCAATAATAGCTGCCGTGATACAGAAGTACACGGGACTTGTACCTGAGGGCTTTGCTGAGGAAGAGCCACCACCAGCGCCTAATGCTGAAGGTGCTATGCCTCCTGCGCCACCAGCAACACCTATTGACAGCATGCCATTGCCACCTCTTCCATCTATCGGCGGAATCCTGGGTGGGGATGGCTCAGACTTTATCAATAATGTAGTCACTGCCTCCTTTGGCACTAAGCTACCGCAAAGAAGAAATCTAACCAATGATTCATAGTTGGGGCTTACTCGGAGAATATGAAGTTCACAGAAAGAGACAACAATGCCAGATCTTGCACCTATAGTTGACCCATTACCACTGGGTGTTACTCCTACCATCCTTCCTCCAGCTACTCCGCTGGTAATGAGCACTCCTCCCAGTCAGTATTTTACCGCTGACCAGCTTGAGGCGGCCAGAACGGAAGAGCGCAACAAACTTTATGCTACACAGGAAAGACTGAAGGAGCAGGCTAAGAACCTGGAAGATACTGTAGCTCAGCTAACCGCTGACAAGGACGCCAGGGACAAGGATGCTGCTGATAAACTTGCTGCCGCTAAGGCAGACGCAAAGAAAGCTTCTGATGCCAAGCTAACGGCTGAAGAACTGATTACCGCAAGAGATGCTGAATGGAAAGCAGAGAAGGATAAGTTCCAGGCGCAGATGGACCTTGACAGGGCCATTATGCAGAAGGAACATGCCCGTCTCACTCTTGCTGCATACGCTCAGCGAAGAGTTGCTGAAGAAATTGCTGCTGATACTATTGCTCCTCAGCTTGTAGATTATATTGATGGTACAAGTGAAGAAGAAATTGAGCAAAGCATTGCTACAGCAAAAACAAAGACTGAGAGTATACTAGAGAGTGTTACTAACCAGGCCCCACGTACTGGGACGCCTGGTGTCTCCCCTACTGGCTTCGGGCCATCAGGACCACTGGACAATTTAACGGGGCAGCGGCAGTTCTCAGCAGAGGACATACAGAATATGTCAATGGCTGAGTATGCCAAACTAAGAGGGCCTTTGGGGACCGGACGTAACAGTAACTCTGGGATGTTCGGTTAAACAAACATAAATAACAAGAAAGGTTTTCTGCAATGGCAGGATCTGCCCTTACCGGCACTAGCTTTCTGAGCGCCAGCCCGACTGCATATGCAGGAGGCGGCTCACAGCTTACCCCGGCTATCCAGACCATTTGGTCTAAAGAAATTTTGTTCCAGGCTATGCCTATCCTTAGGTTCGAGCAGTTTGCTGTTAAGAAGACTGAACTAGGTGTACAGCCAGGACTTACGATACACTTTATGCGTTACAACAACTTGGGTGCGGCATCGCAGCTAGTTGAAGGTGTACGCATGGAGACTAATCCGCTGACAGCTTCACAGTTCGATATTACTGTGGCTGAACAGGGTTACGCTATCGCTGTTTCTGAACTGCTTCTGAACGCATCCTTCGATGATGTTATGGCATCTGGATCAAGGCTGCTTGGAAGGAACATGGCTCTGTACCTTGACGGTTCAGCCCGTGACACTCTTCTCCAGGCATCTTCTATGATCTGGGGCTACAACAAGTTCGCGCTTGCTTCCTCAGTACGTACCCCGCTGTCACCTTACGACCACGGTACTGCGGCTACTTCTACTGCCGCACTAAGCGCCGGTAACTTCAGCTTTACCACTGCGGTTATCAAGGACGCGCAGGAGACACTGGCAACCAAGAACGTTCCGCGTCTAGGTGAAACATATGTATGTTTCACTCACCCTCACCAGAGCCGTCAGCTTCGTGATGATCCTGAATTTATTGAAGTAACTAAGTACGCTGCTCCTGGTAACTTCCTTCTTGGTGAAATTGGCCGCCTGAACGATGTTGTATTCATTGAGACAACTCAGGTATACAACAACTATGTATCAGGTTCTTCTGGCCCACTGTACTACGATGCTATCTTCCTTGGAGACAACGCATTCGGTCACGCTATCTCTCTTCCTGTGGAACTAAGAGATGGTGGTATTCTAGACTTTGGGCGTGAGCATGCACTTGCATGGTATGCTATCTGGGGTCTAGGACTGATTACTGATCAGGCCGTATTGATTGCTCAGACTAACTAAGACAATTTAATCTGTGTCAAGGGCAGAGATTAAAGTCTCTGCCCTTGATTTTAACTCGAACAATTAAGATGGGACAGGTATATGCCTACACAGCGTAAGCGCCCGGCTGACTTCACCGGATTGCAGACAGAACGACTGAACGCAGCGAAAGCTGCCACACTCAAGGAAAGAGCTAAAGAAATGGCTCTCTCAACTGAGGTAGCAGCGGAAGAAAAATCAGGGATTATTACACATACAGGAGAATTCATTCCTGTAGAAACCATGCCAGTAGAAGTCAATTCCCCCGAAGTAACCTTCAGGGTCAATACTGACATTGAGAATATGACTTTCGGGCGCGAGGTAATTGATCCTGGTGACCCCGAGACAGGACGGGCACCTATCATGGGTGTCATGAACAACTATAATTTTGAGCAGGGACAGTCATACCGCTACCCACGGGAGCTAGTTGACCATCTGGACAGGCTTGGATACGTTGCGTACAGAGGATCGTAAATGACAGGTATAGCACAAACAGGCGCGCAGGAAATTCTTAACAGCTTTACTAAAGCTGTTGTGCCAGTAATAGGAGGAAGCGCGCCTACGTGGGAACCAGGACTGTACTGGGTTGACTCAGGTGTACTTAAAGAGTGGAATGGATCAGCATGGGCTGCCATTACCACGGATCTTTACCTGGCTCTGTGTACTGCTGACCCTTCAGGACTGACAACTATTGCAGCCTTGACAGAGGTAACTACAAGTGGGTATTCCAGGGTAGCAACCACCTGGGGCTACTCATCAGCAACTGTGCCTTCTACCATCTCCAATAGTGACACCATAATCTTCGGCCCAATGTCTGCGGACATGTTGCTAGCCGCTCAGTGGGTTGCCCTGGTCACAGTAGCGTCCGGCACAACAGGTCTGCTAAAATATACTTGGGTACTAGATGAGCCTGAGCAAGTGGAAACTAGCCAGTCAATAGCTATTGCCGTAGGCACGCTAACGATAAGTCAATCATAATTTAAGGATTAATAATGACCGCGATTGTCGCATCAGACATCTTATTCTACTTGTCTGCACCAGGGGCAACGGCTGGTAACACAGTTGCAGGGACAGTAGGAGATTCCTGGGGTAACTACATCTCTACCACTCAGCTATCCAACACCCCGCTTGACAACTTGTTTCCTGACATCACTGGCGCACAGAATGCCGCTGACCAGGTGGACTATGCCTGTCTCTTCATCCTGAACAATACAGCTTCTGGCAACAGCATGCTTAACACTGTCGCATGGTTCCCCTCATCCCTGTACGTTGCAGGTGGGGCTACAGTATCCCTTGCGGGCGATCCTACTGCTGCTGCGGCTAAGGGAGTATCAGGAACACCTCAGGCTGTGAAGATCACGAGCGCTACTGTGGCACCCGCTGGAGTTTCCGGCTGGGTTGGCCCTACAGGCACCGCTCCTGTCTATCCCTCATACACTAACGGCGTCCAGCTAGGCACAATTGCCCCAGGCTATGTCATGGCAGTCTGGATTCGCCGTACAGCTACCAACTCATCGCCTGTAAATAATGATGGCATGACAGTTGAAGTTGACTTCGATACTCAGGGCTGATCTGTACTAGTATTTTTAAAGAGAGCGAAATAGATGACGCAGAATAGGTTCTACAGTTCTGGTGCGCTGGCAACCACTATTACTGCATCAATGACTTCCAGTGGTAACCCCTCAGTCAGCAGCATAACGGGGCTGCCTTCGTCGTACCCGTATACTATGCTGATTGACTGGGGCCTGGTAACACAGGAAGCTATCTCTGTTACCAGCACGCCTACAGGCGGCGGCCCTTGGGTACTTCCATGTACCAGAGGGATTGACGGCACGACAGCACAATCACATTCAAACGGTGCTTCCATAGTTCATGGTGTTACCGCCGAAGATTACAACGAGCCTCAGGTCCATATAAGCCTTGCCACCAGCGGTACAGGCATCAACGCCGTTCACGGCCTGGCTAATGGCAGCGCCGTAGTTGGCACAACTGATACCCAGACTCTGACTAACAAAACTCTTACCGCTCCTGTTATCACAGGAGATATTGCGCTAAGTGCCAGTGATCCTACAAACTCCATTCTTCAGGTAACCAATACCTCTGGTTCAGTAGCTAGTCCTATCATTCTTACTTATGCTGCGCTGACTGGAATAGCGTCAGTTGCTGTAAGGGTAACAGGAGATACCAAAAGCAGATTCTATATTCTGTCTGATGGAAAACTGGCCTGGGGAACTGGTGCGGCCAACACTGACACCAGTCTCTTCCGGTCAGGAGTTAACGCACTTACCACTAACGGCTCACTGACAATTTCTGAGGGTGCTGCCGCTGGGGCAGTCCTGGTAGTAGCAAATACTACCACTACTCCTTCCGCTCCTACTATTCAGTTTAATGCTCAAACTGCTGCTGATGCACTAATAGGTATTGGGATTTCGGCTGATACAGTTGACAGGCTTACTGTTGACTCTAATGGCAAGCATGCCTGGGGTGCTGGTGGTGCGTCAGCAACTGACACAGACCTTTACCGCAATGCGGCTGGGGAACTTAAGACAGACAACAGCCTTACAGTAGCTGGCAGTGCCCAGGTGGGAGGCACGAGAACTCTTGCCGGTGGTGTAGGTGTTCTGGGTATTACTACTGCTGGTACTCCTCCATCGGGAACAGTTTCAGGTGGTGGTGTTCTTTACGGTTCCAGCGGTCTGCTTAAGTATCTTAACAGCGCTGGAATGGCTACCTTCGTACCAGGTACGCTCGCTGCCACTGTCACTCCAGTAGTTGTAGCTAACACAGTAACCGCAACAGTAATAGGAACAGGCACTATCGCGGCAAATGATCCTGTAGCCGGTGCTGTATACGAACTATACATATGGGGTAACTATTCTACAACAGGCACTCCCACAGTCGCTATCATACCCGTGTGGGGAACAGGTGGTACAGCTATTCATACTAGCGGTATCGTGCCAACAGCAGGAAGCTCCGTCACAAATGCTAACTTCAGGCTATTCTGCACTGTTACATTTATTACCTCAACTACTCTGCAAGCTTCCACGGATCTCAGGTGGACTACTGTTGCTGATGGCACTACCTCTACCGCAACTACGTATTTCAGGTCGAACAGTTCAGCCGTGACTGTGACAACAAGTTCAGCGCAGGCGCTTAACGCGACCTGGACATGGGGAACAGCCAGTGCCAGCAATACTGTTACAGCCTGGGGCTCAAGCCTTCGCCGCGTATCATGATCTTAGCTTAATTAACACCCGGATAGGAGTTTAGTATGCCCACTTTCTATCCGGGTGTTTCCCATCCCGTTGTATTCCCCATTACCAGCCCGTTCCTTTCCACGTACCATATCGCCGGGGGTGTATGGAAGGTATCGTGGAATGTGTACACCAATGGATCAGCTACGGAGGCGCTATCCTGGGGAGTATTCGAAGAGGTCTCACCACAGAGCACTGTAGCATGGAACAGCCGTGCCAAAGTCAGCGTCAGTGCCCGCATGCTCTGGAACATCCCGCAGAAGGGCGTGACAGTAACCGCCCCTCTTGCCTGGAACACGAAGCACTACATAGTTAAAAGCTCCAAGATCACCTGGAATATCTATGTGGGCAGGCAGGTTCTAGGTCATCCTTCCTTCGCGTGGAAAGTACTGCAAAGAGTTTTTGTCATTCCTGTTACTCCGGTGCTGTGGAATGGTATATGCCAGAATGCGGTCCATCCTATATCCCAGCAGACCAAACCGCCTGTACCTTACATATCATGGAATGAAGATGGCCATCTCAGGAAAAAGGCATGCATAAAGTGGCACGACAATCATAGCACTATCATCAGGCGGCAGTTCCTGTGGAATGTTCTTCCTACTCCAGTAGTAAAACAGGCAGCAGTAACCTGGAAGCTGAAACAAGCTGTCAGTGTGCAAGCTCCTATGGTATGGGATACAGTTGGGCACCTGGTAGTTAAAAAGCCGCTTTCGTGGATGGACAACGTAAGCCTGGTCAAGCAGAAGCAGTTCAGGTGGAAACTGATGACTATAATCAGCCCTCAGAAGCAGCTTGAATGGGTAGTACATCAGCGCCTGGACGCTGACGCACAGGTAAAGTGGAGAAACTTCAAGAAGATTACTGCTAATGCACCTGTCGCCTGGTATGACTATGTACGTATTTCTAAGAGCAGAGTACTCAGGTGGAATCTGTACAACTTTGTGACTAAGAGCAAAATCATAGAATGGAATCTGCATAAGCTGATCACTGATACTCCAGCTATCGCATGGAATACCCGTAAGATTGTTAAGATTAAGCCTGCTGTACAATGGATGCTGCGTAAAGCTGTCATTAAGCAGAAGGCAATGGGATGGCATCTATACCAGGGTGTAGATCCTCAGGCACAATTCGGGTGGGCTGTAGTCCAGCGCAGGAACAAGAGCAGGACGATGGCCTGGAATACCCGCAAGCTTATCACCAGGCAGCCTAGGGTGGTATGGAATCTGCATTCCTCTGTCACTAAACAGCGCTCGGCTAGCTGGAAGGTAAGGCAGCAGATAGTTAAGCAGCCATCCGTAACCTGGAATCTTATACAGCGCAGGCATAACAGTGGGCAGGTAGCATGGGCACTGGAGAACAGGTACTCGCGTAGTAAGAAGATGACCTGGAATACCCTTGATGCCGTGTCACAGCAGAAAGCTATGTCATGGAAAGTCAGGAAGAGAGTAAGTCCGCAGGCTGCTATCTCCTGGGATGAAGCTGGTCATGTGAGCACAGGCTGTAGTACAGGATGGACTTCCTTTAAAGCTATTACTAAGAGCAGAAGAATGCTGTGGAATATGTTTGGGCCGACACCAGTACGTAAGAGTGCAAGAATAGCATGGGCTACTGTTGGCAGGCCGAAAGTCAAAGCCAGGATTATCTGGTTCACCATGGGTAATTCCAGCCAGGCAGCTATAATAGAATGGAACACAGGAATCGCTGTGCAAAGCCGGATCAGGCAGACAGCGATGGACAACACGTACTTCACTTACTAAGGTATAGGCATGGATTTAAAGGAAGCTATTCACAGGGTACGGCAGGAAATTGGTGATCCCGGGCAGCCTTTCCGCACGACTGCCCTTGGTGATGGGCTGACCTCAATATTTGACCTGCCTAAGCAGCACCTTGAACCTGATTCAATTCAGGTGGTTAAGATAGACAATGCCGTGGAGACTGTGCTGGCAGAAGGGCCAGATTACAAGCTTGACACTCTCAATGGAATGATTACTCTTTCCTCACCTCTCCCTATCAATGCTACCCTCACTGTCTATGGTGAAGCATGGGCTATGTTCTCAGATGAGGAACTGGAAAGAATAATCAGGTACTCTTCCCGTCAGCACTGCCATGGGCAGAGAATAGAAGAGCGTTTCAGGGACAAGTTTGGGTTCATCAACTACCGCGAGGAACCTAAGAATCTACAGAACCTGCCGCCTCTTGAGGAACCACTGCTGATCATGCTAGCTACCCTGAATACTCTGTGGGTACTGGCTAATGACGCTGCTACTGATGCCAACATAACAACTGCTGAAGGCACCGACATTGACCGTGTTGGCCGCTACAGGCAGATGATGGATCATATCAGTGATCTTCAGGAAAGATATGAACGGTATGCTGGACAGCTTGGCGTGGGTGTTTTCCGTATGGAAGTACTCAACTTGCGCAGGCTTTCCCGCACAACTGGACGTCTGGTGCCTGTGTTTAAGGAACGTGAGTATGATGACCACAGATGGCCAGTACGTGAACTACCTGCTATTGATGCACAAGATGAAGATAACTCTGGTGTACCTAGTCCTCTATGGAACTCTAGTGGATACTGATGTGCAGAATTAAAAGATGCTACTGCACGTGCCGTGAATGTGAAGATAATTCTCATTGCTGGGATCATGAGAACAACTGCCATGTAGGATGTACCTGATGGGTAAACTTGACTGGAAGAAAGGCCGCTGGTCTGCTGATCAGGAAACTGACCGTATCTTCAAGGCCATGCGTGGCTGGCGCGATGTAGCTGGTGACTGGATCAACTACTACAGATATGACGCAGCCTCAACTGTGATAGACCCTATCTATGACGAGGCCGCTGGATCGGGCCGTCTTTACCTGCCACCTATCCGTATCCCAGTGCTGCATGTCAACCACGAAGAGGGTGGCAATGAGAATGGTGATCTGGGTTTCTACTACAATGACTCCCTGTCAGCAACCATAGCATTCGACCAGTTCGTTGGCGTAGGCATGTCTTTCGCGGACGTTCGCACAGGTGAGTACCTGAAAGACCGCGTGTACTATGACCAGAAGATCTTCCGTGTTACAAAGCTGGCAATTCAGGGACAGATACAGCAGCGGGATATTATCATAGAACTTGCCGCTACCCAGATGAAGCCAGACGAGCTAATAGATGACTCACTGTTTGTGCAGTGGGCTAGTGACTACCAGGAAAGTTAAGTAAATGACAGGCTTACCTACTGACGGCGAGACTAACTGGGGAGACGTTCTGAATAACTATATTCAGAACACGGTATACGCCGCTGCTCAGGGTGCCCAGACTTCTATCAACAACCATGCTGGGAATATCCCCGCTGATCCTCATGGGGACCGTTCGTATGCTCTCAGCCTTATCTCTCCGCTGACTGCTGGTGTCAACCTGCCCAACGGATTCGTCCAGCTTAATGGATCAGGTAAGATACCTATCGGGCTGCTGCCCGCCGGACTTATCTCAAATATTTATGATGTCGTGCTGGATGGAGGGGCAGTAGGTAACGGCACAACTGATGACTCAGCAGTATGCCAGCAGGTACTGAATACTGCTGCCGCAGCGGGCGGGGGAGTGGTGTCATTCCCCGCTGGGTATAATTTTGCCCTGGCTAATTATCTTTATGTAGGCAGTAATACTACTGTGTACATTGGAGGGACGGTATCCCGCACCCAGGGTGCTACGACCCCTTCTTATTTATTCACCAACTGCCAGTTCGGTACCTCC